TTAAAGAAACAAATACAACATATACAAATCCTACTTTAACATTAATTGTAAATGCATATATTCCATTTACTTTATATAAAAAATTAGAATTAGGAACATATAAATTATTTATAAAAATTGATGATTTAGATTTCTTAGATAATTTTATATTTCCAGATAATAATTTAAATAAATTTTATTTAGTAAGTAAATTTGCTGAATTTGAATTAATAAAACAATACGATACTCAAATATTATCACCATCATTAGTAAATATAATTAATAATTCTATTAATATTCAAACTGTTACAGAAAGAGTTAAATTTAAGGATAATTTATATAGAATATTTTTTGATTATATTGAATTTTATATAAATGATCAATTAATAGAACAATTAAATCCAGATGTAATGGATTATCAATATCAATTTTTAAAAGATCCAGCAAAAAGAAAACAATTAAATGCAATTGTGAAAACATATGAAACTACAACTGGAATAAGATTTGTTGTCCCATTAGAATTTTGGTTTAATGGATTACCATCTTTATATTTACCAATAGTCAGTTTAAATTATTCATATTTATCAGTAAAATATAAAATTAGCAAATTATTAGATTTAATTAATATAGGTAATACAAAAAACATGACAAATTATAAAATTCTTAATCAACCTGCAATTAATATTCAATTAAATATTGATGGTATAATTTTAGATACACCTGAAAGAGAGTTATTTGGAAATAATCAACATGAATATATTATAGAAAGATTTAAAACATATCCAAATACATTAATTAATACAGTTAATAATACTGCTAGAATGAAATTTAAAAATATGGTCAAAGATATATTTTTTACTACTGATATTATTAGTTCTGGAAATAAATGTTATTATAATACCAAAGTTAAAAATGATGCATATTCAGAAGAATTTTATTACTTAAAATCATTATATTTACAGTTTGCACAAATTGGTGTTTATAATACAGAAAATATTCAATACAATAAAGATTTTGATTATATTAGACAAGCTGATATTGAAATTCAAACACAATCAGAAAGATATTTATATTTTATGAATTCACCAATATTAGCAAAAAATAATATTGAATTAGCTTTATATCTTGATAGTAAATATCAACAAAACTTAATTGATTTATATTCCAAAAGACAGAATCTTGAAGTATATTTTACATATAATTATATAAATAAAATTATAAAAACTCCAGTTAATACAATATCAAACATGAATATACAAACAAGTGGACATGATTTAATGCGAATGTTAGATAGTGGTTATTATAACTTAGTTGTACCTTATGAAAAATATTTTAATTCAGTTGATCCAGGATATTATGCTTATAGTTTTGCACTAAATCCATTAGAAAAACAACCATCTGGTCATATTAACTTTTCAAAATTGGATGATATTGTAATTAATACAGTTAATAATTCTCAAGTTGTAAATGACCCATTTATCTTGAAAACTACAGTACGAGAATATCAAATATTAAGAATTATGAGTGGTATGGGAGCACTGGCGTTCTTAGACTGAGTGAGCGAAACTCACTACAGATAATACCCAAGTCCCCCTAATCCATCCATAACTCTAAATATATTTAGTTGAATTCCATAAGCTCTAATAGTTACTGGATTTTGATAATTAACTAATTTATTAAAATTGATAGATAAATATGAATCATCAATTTTACTAAAATTAATTGTTCCAGATGGTTGATAATCTAATGGATTTATACAGAAAGTATACATATGAATTCCTTCAGGTGCTGATGTAAATTTATTTTGATATATTTGAATATTTGTATAATATTCTGGTTTAGATAATTCCATCCTATTAATTGAATTTAATACAACTAATTCATTTATAATTAATTTATTAGTAGATAATGGTGTTAATGTATAGTTAAATAAATCATTTGCATTATAATTAGAAACTAATTGAGCTCTCCAAAATATAATTTTAACAGGATTTACAAATGGAATTTTATAAGAAATATTTGTAGAATAAAATGTTTGTTCTTGAATATTTTGAATAACAGGAACTAAATATTCATGAGTATTATTCATGAACATAAATCTTTCTGTATTATCTAAATAAATATAATTTACTAATAAAAAAGCTGTTTGTAATGATGGGGTATTATACCTAAAATAATCTTCATCAACTACAATAATTGATGTATTTGTTAATGTTTGTTTAAATTGTGATGTTTCACCAACGATACTATAATTTAAATCTCCAGTAGTTAAAGGGATTAAAAAATCATCTTTAATTTTATTATAATATAAGTTATTTGTTAAAGCATCAAAATAAACAAATTCTCCAAGTATTGTATTACTTCCAATTGTTTGTTTAATAATTTCACCAGTTTTAAATAATGAATATGGTTCATTTGTTTTAACATAATTTGTTGGTCGTTGAAGATAACATTTATTGAAATCATTAAATTCAACATGAATTTTAATATCATTATGAATCATTGCAACAATCGGTAATGCAATTCCTGAATCTAAACAAAACCAAAAATTAAATGGTATATATAAAGAATAAGTATTTTTACCATTTGAATAATTAGTTAAAACATCAATATTTCCTGTCATTTTTGATATTCCTTTTTTTCTTCCTAAACTTAATACTAATTCACCCCATATATGTAAATAATCACCATAATGTCTATCAATTAAAATCCCACCTATTTCTAAATCAACAAAATTTAATAAAGCTAAACCTACTTTTTTTACCCATGCAAAATTTTTAATTCCTGTTGGTAAAACAGAATGATTTTCTTTTATAATATCTGGTAATTCTACATATAAATATATTTTTTCTAATAAATCAGCATTTTTTGATAAATTAACTGTTACTCTTCTACTAAAATCTGGTGTTGATTTAAAGTATTGAGCAATTGTTTCTATGGAAAAATTAGTATGTCTTTTATGGGTTATTTTAAAAAAAGTAATTTCTGGTTCAGATGATAAATATATATTTTCTTTTCCAACTGAAACTAATAATAATAATCCTAAAGCCATTATTATAAGTTTAGATAGTATTCTTTTAATATATATTATTTAAATAAATTTATTAAATATATTTATTATATTTAATATATTTAATATATTAATTAATAACTATTATCAGGTTTTGATGTTAATGCATCATAAAGATTTTTATTTACTTTTGAATGAGGTACTATATTTCCTTCAGCATCTTTACCTTGTAAAGCAAAGTAAATAGTATTTAAAATAGATTTAATATTTTTTGCACCACCAGCTTGTCTTGTTTCTAATTCTTCATATCTTTTGTAGACATCTGACATTATTTTATTAGGTACGCTGGAACCTCCTAATAATTTTGCAGTTTCAGGATTTTCTTTTGCATTATTAAAGTTTTTAATAATTTCAGCAGTTTTAAATAGTTTTTCTTCAGTTACATTTAATTCAGATAATAAATTTCTAATGTGTGCATCATCAGAATCTTCAATCTTTTTATCTTGGTATTTTAAGGTATCAACAAGAGAATTATATGTTTCACTTAAAGGTTGATAGAGTGATTTTGCTTCTCCACCTCCTTTCATATCAGTAATTTTATCAACATTATCCATAAATCTTACATATGTATTAGGAATATTTAATAATCCACCTCCAGTTTGTTTTGAAGATTTTATTCTTCGTGGAATACTTGCTAAATTAAAAGTTGTTCTAACGGAACTAGAGTGTCTTTTAGGAATTTTCATTTTATCATATATAGATGTTAAACTGTTTACAGCATTAGCAAATTCAAGTGAACCACTTTCTAAACTGGGATTTTTAACTTTAGCAATAAAATTATTTAAAATAAAAAGTAAGTCATTATTAGCCCTAATAGAAAAAGCAACAGATGGATTAGTTTTAAAAATTCTAGTTAACCATTCTTCAATAGGATTAGATAAATTAATATTAATTCCTAAACTGTCAATTAATTTTTTAACAGATGATACTTGTGCTTTATCAAAAATCAAACCATTTGTAAATGCTTTTGCTAAGTCATTAAATTCACTAGCACAGTTTTCTTCTCCGTTAAGACATTTATTAATTAAATTAACACAATCTAAAGCATGAACAGGAGCCCCTTTTGCACATTGAGCTTGATCTAATACTATATCCCAATCTGGTCTAGCACCACCAATTAAGTTATAATTTATTGTTTCAGAACTACTTTTTAAGTAAGAAACTAACGCACGGTGAACAGCCGCATCATCATTTAGAGAATGACGTAATACTAATTGTAAATTTTGTAATTCTGTGTTTGACATAATAGATATATTATATTATAGAAATTAATTTTAAAAAACTAAATATTTTTTAAATAAATTAAAATCTAATATATTATAATGATTAGTCTTAATGATAGAATTTATGGTCTATCTCTCTTGAGTTGGATTTTAATAACTATTATTCTCGTTCTCTTTTTTTTACAAATATTCTCACTAGATGAAACACCCAAAGAAACTTTTAAAAACTCTAAAAATATAAAAGTATATAATTTTAATACTTCTTGGTGTGGTTGGTCAGTTAAATTCCAACCTGAGTGGAAAAAATTAGAAGACACTATTAAAAATGATATGTCTTTAGATAATATACAAACATTTGATATTAAATGCGATGATCCTGCAAATGAAGCCAAATGCAAAGAATTTGAAGTAGAAGGATTTCCTACAGTAATTATTGAAGTAGATGGTAAAAGAGGATCATATAATGGACCTAGAGAATCAGCAAAAATAATTGAATCACTTAAAGACTTATAATTTATTAATTAAATTTTTTAATTCATCATAAAATTCTAATTCTTTAATTTTATTAATTGGAAATTTATCAATTCCTAAATATGCTCCATACCAACTACCAGAAATAGCTGATGTTGAATCATTATCACCAAAAAAGAACACATTATGAAATATAAAAGATTCCCAACTAAATTTTGGATTTTTAATATCAACTTCCATTTTATCATTTGGAATAGCTGAAATTAAAAAATTATCATAAGCAATTAAAGGTCCTTCTAAACCAGACCCACCAAATTTTTCATAACCACGCATTTTTCCTAAATAATCTATGGATGAATAGGTTGTTAAATCTTGAATTTTAAACGAAGCATTAGTAAAAACTTGTAGATTTCTAAATTTCATTTTACTTAATCTTTCTTCATTGTATTTTTCCCAATATATAAAATATTCATTTATATCAGAAACAATATTTTCTTTTACATGTTTTTCAATTATATTATTAAAAAAATTATTTTTATGCATTTCTTCTAATTTTAATGACCATTCAAAAGGATTAATATTATTAACAGCAAAAGCTGTGAATAATGCAGTTACTATTCCTCCTAAAAATCCTAAAGTATAATTATGAGTAACTAATGAAGCTAATAATGCTTCTTCACATACTTTCTCATAATTTTTATAATATTTTAATCCAATTGGTGCTGTACGAATAGCTGCTCCATTTCCTCCATATTTTGAAGAATATTTTATTACATTAATATTTTTTGATAATCTTATTTCTTCTAAAGATTGTAAAGTTGCAATCCCTGATTGACGCTCATCTTCTTTTAATTTAGGTAAATATTTTAAATAACTATTAATATAATTTGTAACACCTCCTCCATTAATAAGTGCATCTGTAGTAGCAATAATTAATAAAGTATCATCTGAAGATTTTAATGTTTGAAAATTTATATTATTTAATCCACCTCTTAAATAATATTCATGAAGGAAAAAATAATTCATAATAACTCCTTCTTTAACAGTATCTATTTTATTACCATAATTAAATTCCCAATGACCATTAAAATATCCTAATGTTTCTAAGAAAGATGATAAATATA